AACCACTCTTGCTGCATTAACTGATACTGACGTAACTGGAATTACTCAGGGTGATTCTTTATATTGGAATGGAACTGATTGGGTAGTAACTCGCAGTCCTATAACTTGGTGGGAGTTAAATGCTGCTGGATCATCTGATTATACGTTTGCTGGTCCTGGATTTACTGGAACTGCAAATGATCCTACACTTTATCTTATGCGCGGTATGACTTATGCGTTTGATAACAGCACTTTAGGTGGAGCACATCCATTTAGAATTCAAAGCACTCAGGGATTAAGCGGAACTGCATATACTGCAGGTCAGACTGGTAGCGGAACATCTGTTCTGTATTTTACAGTTCCTATGGATGCTCCTAGTGTACTGTATTATCAGTGTACACAACATGCTGCTATGAATGGTCAGATTAACGTCGTAAGCTGAGGGTTATAAATGACAAGAGTAGTTCCTGGATCTGGTGCCGATATTGAACCAATTTTTGATGAAGTATTTGGTGTTCGTGCAGTAAAAGTATTAAATGGTGGATCTGGATATGATCCTGAGGATCCCCCTCGTCTTACGGTAACGGGTTGTGGAACTCCAGAAAGTGAAGCATTACTATATCCAATCATCGATGAGGATTCGGGTAAAATTGTTCATGTACGAGTTTTAGAAAGGGGCAGAGGTTATGATCCCCTAAGACTTCAAATCATTCCAGAAGATGAAACTCCGAATGTTGTTACATCTTTTGACATTAATCGAATTTGGCAAAGTCATCCAAACTCTACTACTTCTGGTTTATTTCAAACATCTGGGACTCCACCTGTTAAAAATGATAGATTGAGAATTCAATCTGATAATCATCCTAAACCTAACCAAGTAATTCTTTCGGAAAGACAATCTGGTGGATCGAATACTATTGTAGATAGATCCTTTGATCAAGTCTTTGTATATCGTGGTGGTAAAGATGTTCCTAATCCTGGAGTCAGAGATTTTCAGGAAAATAAAGCAACTGGCATCATGGCAAATGGTGTCTTATTGCATACTCCCGACTGGGGTCAAGATGGAAATGCACTTGTAAACTTTGCCATCAATACGCCAAAATATTCATATGTAAAAAATACGACTAATTATGGGTCGGTAACTGATGGCAACACATATTATTATCAAACTAATAAATTAATTGATGAATTTAAGGTAGATAATGGTGTATTTGATTGGGGTAATATTGAAGAATATGTTTGGAATTTGAAAGTTGAATATGGTAATATTCTAGTTGATGTTACTAATGTAGATGAAAGTCTTGGACCAGTTGAAGTTGGTCGTAGAATTGATGAAGTTGGTGGTAATGCAGTAGGTGCTATCGCCAAAATTGTTCGTAATAATCAGAACCAAATTACAAAGGTTTATATTAGAGCTATTCAGGATGGAAGCACTTTTGCTGATGGAGACTTAGTATTAGGTGTTAATGGATTTCAGTTTAGAATTAGCTCGGATCCAATTTCTCTTAATGTGTATTACATTGAATTTGGACCAGACGCTGCAAAATTTGGACCATTTTCACAAGGTGTCTATTACTTTGCACCAGAAAATATTCAAGTAAAAAGAAATTACTTAATTAGATTTAATCAGTCTGATTCAACTAATGCTCAGGGTATAGGACACCCAATACAATTCAGCACAACTCCTGATGGTCAGTTAAACGGCGGATCACTTTATTACAATAGTACTGGCGTTTCTGGTGCAGCATCTACTGATTACGAAAACGAGTATCAATCTCTTTTCATAATGAATGCGGATGAAACTAATCGCATTTATTATTACTGTAAAAATCACCGCTACATGTCTGGATATGCGGGTAATGAAGGTTACATGACCCTCAGCTCTGATACTAGTGCTGAAACTTATACTAACAATTATTATACAGAGAACTATTATCAATCAGATGCAAACGATCCAAATACTATTGATAAATCTCGTCATATAAGTGGACACTCTAAAATTCTTGGTATGTCCTTTGATGGATATCCAATTTACGGACCTTGGGGTAGATCTGATTCTGGAACCGTTCGTAGGGAAACTTCTTCATATAGATTAAAAACTACAGCAGAATTATCTGGTGCCAGACCAGAAGTTACTACAGCATCAACGATAACTTATGCAGTAACATATTCAAATAATCAACTATTATTTGATGGGTCTACAGTTCCATTCCTTACATTCAAGAGAGGAAAAACTTATGTCTTTAATCAAAATGATGCTAGTAATGTAGATGGACTTCTTATCCAAACATTACTTCTTTCAACAACTGATGATGGGTGGCATGGGCAGTTAGTTGGAGATACTGCTTACGTTTATGGTGCTAGTCATTCAGTTACTTATCATTTAGATGGGTCTGCTGTAAGTTATGCTGCATATATTTCTGGGTTTGCATCTGCAAGCACTAGAGAAATGCGTTTCTTGGTCCCTGTAGATGCTCCATCTATCTTGTATGTCTTTGCCTATAATCAATCAAATGCAGGCGTTAGAGGCGTTTCTGAAGGGTATCTGTTGGGTGATTTAGTTAGTGATTATATCTACGATTCTTCTGTAGGAACATTGGATGAATATAATGGTAGATATGCTGTTACTCCAGACTATCCTAATGGAACTTATGCATATTTCATGACAGAAGATGGTAGTGCTAATCCCACCTATCCATATGCTATTGGTCCTAAAATGTATGGGGTGCCTTTATTTGAGGGCGACACTGTTCCAGATTTGGTGACAAATTTCCCAACTGATACTGCTGGAGATGTTGTTCTTGGCAGCAATGGTGAAGTTTCATATATTAAAATGACTAGAACTGGAGATAATTTCTTCGGTACTGCAAAAGCAAAAATTTTGGGTGGTGAAGGTAGTGGAGCGACAGGATCTCCTACCGTTCAGACTGTTACTGGTCTTTCTCTATTAAACTCTGGTAGAGAATATGCAACTCCACCAACACTAATTTTTGAAGGTGGTGGTGGACAAGGTGCTCAGGGCGCTGCAGAAATTGATAAATTAGGAAAAGTTACTAATATTAGTATTGTCGATGAAGGTGAGTTCTATCAAGAACCTC